AGGTGAAGGCGTTGGGAACCGTGCCGGCCGTGCCGACGAGGTTGGAGAAACTGAACACGTTGGTCAGCACGTCGTAGTCGAGCTGGTTGGTGAGCGCGGCGGCGGCCGGCTTCAGGTACCGCTCCTTGAATTCCTCGATTACGAGGGTCAAGTCCTGCGAGGAGAACTGGAAGTCGACGTGTTTCTGGTTGTTGATGGTCACCGAGGTCTGCGGCTCGGAGATGTTCTGGATCGAGAGGGCAGGGCCGGAGGTGACCAGGAAGCGGTTCGGCTTGCGGATCGTCACCGCGTTGCCGATCTTGACGAGCTGGTTTTCGAACTGCCGATTGACCTTGCCGGCGGCGACAAGGTTGTTTTCCAGGATCATCAAGGTTTCCTTGGTGATCACGGACGGCGAAAGAAGAGTGTTGCTCGTCACTTATAGGTCCCTTTGCGTTAAGGGACCTGAAGCGCTGGTCCCCCTAGTTTGACTTGCCTCCGCCGGCGGCTCGCCACGCGGTGTATTCGGCCATCGACATCTCGGCGGGGTCTTTTTCCCCCGCGGTATTCCTTGCCCGGATCGGGCTGATCGGCTTCGGAACCGGCTTCGGCGGGGGGGCGACCGGTGTCGCCAACTTCGTCGAAATCTTCCCGATCTCGTAGACCACCTTCAGCGGCGAGAGCTTGCTGATGCGGTCGTGCTCGGCCCGGTTCTGGGCGAGGTAGTAGGCGATCTCCGGCCCGTCATCGGCTTCCTTGATCGCCTGGCCCATCACCGGGTTGGTGAACAGGTCCGGCTTCATGACCACCTCTTCGTAGTCTGGGTGGTCTTCCTCGAACGCATCTACACGCTCTTGGAAGGAAGCTTCGAGGGTGGCCGCTTGGCGGGTCTGTTCGGCTTTGGCCTGATCCGCCTTGGCTGTTTCCAGCGCTGCGGCGGTCGCCCTGTCTGCCGACCACTTTTCGAGGGCTTCGTCGTAAGCTTCGGGGCTGTCGAAGGTCTCTCGCGTCGGGCGGGGGACTTCCTTCGGCGGCGGCGGAGCGGTCAGCTTGGCGACGATTTCGGTAAGCTGATCGACTTTGCCCGCAAGCGTTGCGGCTGCCTGCTCGGCGGCTTTGGCCTGGTTTCGCAGACGTGTCCAAGCGGCGCGCTGCTGCGGACTGACCTCGTCCTCACCGCCGGTCTTGGTCGCCCCGGCGTCGGGCTCGCCTTCGACCTTGACCTCTGGGGTCTCAGTCGAAGTGTCGGCAACATCCGCGACATTTTGCGCGTTGTCAACGGTCTCGTCCGCGACTTCTTCCTCGCTCGCGATCTGCGGCATGTCGGTCGTCGCCGAGCGGGGCGGTTCGTTGCGCGTGAGGACGTCGGCGTAGGGCGGCGCGGTGGACGGGGTGTCAGCGCTCATCGGTTGGGCGGGCATTCAACGTTCTCCTACAAGGTCTGCGTGTTCGGGACCGCCGGCGTTCTCGACGAACCGCTTGGCGGCCTCTAGCGCGTTTTCATAGCTTGAATGAAATAGACGACCGACATCTTCCCACTTCCAGCCTTGGCGAAGTCTTACGTGTGAGGAGTACAGCGTGCTGTTGTCGGCAAGGATCGTCACGCGGCCATGCCACATGCGGCCGGAATCCTCGGCCATGTACGCAGGGTCAGCCACCGGCGGGCTCCTTCGGTTTCTCACCCGTATCTTCGTGGTCGATATCAATCCAGCTTCGGCGGGTCTCGCCATGATTGCGGATGTACCAGCTTCGTGGCGACAGAGGGCCGAGAGCTTCCTTGGTGAAGTAACCAACGCGATTTCTTTCGGCTAGCCTAACCCTCATGCCAGCAATCATGGTCGGCGTTCCTGACTGGCGAATGAACGGCGGCAGGATCGAAACCATATCGGCGAAAGTCATTTCAACCAAATCGGGGTTTGCGCCGGCGGTTTCAATGCTGGCCGCAGCTCTAGTTATGTCGCGAAACTCAACCATCCGACGGTCCCTTCGGCTTCTCTTCGGTCTGTTGCGGCTGCATCGCAGCCATCTCGCGCTCATGCATCTGGGCGCGCTCCGATCGCATCTCCTCAATGAGCGTCTCGGCGACGAACCGGCCCTGCTCGACGGCGAGACGCTTCCCCTCGGCTTCGGTTTTCGCGATTATTTGCAAAATTTTCGCCTCAAAATCACTCTCTATCTTGCGAAGCGCAATCTGCCTGTCGGCGCCCTTGTCGTTGAGTTCCTGAGCCGCCGCCTGCAACTGCTGCTGCATCTGCTTCGACTGCGCTTCGAGGTTCTGGATCAGGGCCTGAATCTGCGGCGGGATGTCCTTCATGTCGGCGGTCAGCAGTTGCGCCGGGATGGCCTTCGCGAGGCGGGCCGCGATCTTCTCGGCGCCCGGCCAGTCCATCTCGGAGGCGATCAGGTCCATGACCAGCTGCGCCGTGTTGGGCATGGCCTTGACGAAATCCATCATGGACTCGGCCGCTTCCTGGCGCTTGGTGGCGTAGGACGGACCGATATCCACCGTGACGCCGTACTCGCCGAAGCGGGGGTTGAAGTAGCGCATCATCCCGTCCTTGCCCTGAACTTCCTGGTAGGCGCGCGGGAGATTTGGGTCGACCGTTACTTGCTGTTCGGTGTCGTCTTCCCGCAGGATCGTGACCACCTGCTTGCGAGTCAGGATTTTGGGCAGAAGGTCGATCAACTGCTTACCCAGAAATTCCATCGAGCGACGCAGATTGTCGACATAGTGGAACGCGCCGACATCGGTGTGCCGCGCCAACTCCTTGATAGCCCGGCCACTCTCGTCGTGAAGGCGCTCCTGCAGTGTCGAGTCGAAGCGGATGCCCGTGGTGGCCATCATCTCCTGTTGAGACTGAACGAGCGCAAGTTGCGCACCCTCCGGCACGCCACCGGGCGCAATTCGTTGGGGCGGCGGAACCAGCGTGCCGTTCAGGTCGGTGACCTTGTAGTGCAGGGCCTGGCGCGGCTTGGTGTTGGCCGTCTTCCACTCGTTCTCGTAACCTTCGTCCTGGCCCTCGGCGATCAGCCAGTGCGATTTCGGTGCAAGCGCGACCTGTTCGGTAATGAAGGTAGCCCAGTAGTTGAGCATACGCTGCGCGTCCTTGGCGTTGCGGATCACGCCCGAGTACCGTACCTTGCCCTCGACATCGATCTCGTCCCCTATGACGGGGATGATCGGTATCCACTTGCCCGGCCATTCGGCTTCCTCGATGATCTCGACGCCCGACGCCTTGTAGTGCATGACCTTTCGATCCTGCGACGTACGGCGGTTGACCTCGCGGAACGTGCCTTTCTTGAGCCTGAACGCCGTCAGGTCGTCCATCTCGTCTTCCCAGCCGATCCAACCGTTGGACAGTTCGATCAGCTCGCGCGGCTCGGTGACGACCTCGAAATATTCCGCGACCCGCACGCCCTTTTCGGTCGACCACGACGACCACTTGTCGCCCTGGCCGCCCTGTTCGAACGGGATCATCTGGCAGCCGGGATATTCGTTCTCGAACTCGTCGCGCGGAACCATCTCGGTGACGAAGCCGTAGCGGGCGTCCGAGCCGTCCGGCTCCATGCGGTCGGGATCGAGGTAGACGGTAAACGGGTTGCGCACCCGCTTGATCATCGCCACCAGGTCGAAGCTGGTCTCGCTCGCCCACTCGGTGGTCAGGCGGATATAGCCGCGCCCTGACGTGACCGCATCGTCGAGGCTGTTGTCGTAGGCGATGTCGGCGTGGCTGTCCCGCTCGACTCGACGGATGAGGCCGCGGAACATCTTGGCTCCGTCCTTGTCGCTGCGGTCGCCCACCGGGCTGACTAAGATGCTTGGGCGGTTCTCTCTCGCCGGGTTGGTGATCTGGTGGACGAAGGTCAGCATCCGGTTGAAGGTGAGGGCCGGGCGCCGGTCGGTGTTGCGCTGGGCGAGGATGTCCGCCGGCCACTGCTGACCAGCCTTGAACTTGCGGTCGTCGACCTCGTCCTTGCGCTGGTCGGCCTCGGCGGCGATGCACCGCTCCATGCGCTTGCGGAGGCGTTCGAGGATTTTCTCGTCCGACTCCTTGCGCTTCGGCTCGGTGTCGGTGTGCGGGGTCTCTGGGCCGACCTGATCGCCCTTGCCTTCGATGGCGCGGTCGTTCGGCTTGAGCTTGTTTTGGCCGGGACCGGCGGCTGGCTTGAATGTCAGCTTGCCGTCGACCTTGGAGCGCTTGGGGCCGGGGCTGAGGGGCTGGTCAACCAAGCGTCACCCGCTCCGTTTCGTGCGCCACACAGTGATCAACGAGCCGCTTTGCGACAGCCTCAGCGCCAGGCCAATCAGCATCCGAGATAACGAAGTCGACAAATTTGTGGTTCGCAATGGTTACGCTCGGCGGCGCCTTCGCGAAAACAGGCACAAGCGGGGCGGCGGCCAAAAGTCCGAACAATCCGCGCCGGCTGTGTTCCATCCCCCGCCCTATACGCCCCGCACGCCTTAGTTCATAGCCCGACAGATTTGATTGCCGTCCGGGGTCTGGCCATAGATGAGACCGTGATCGCCTTCGGCCACGTCGATTGTAATCGACATGAACGCCATCAACTTTGCTTTCGGCACGCTCGTCTCAAACCGGGGCTTCGTCTCTTCGACGAAGAGATCATAGTCGGCCTGCCGGAAATCAACCCGCGTCGTCATCGCGCCAGTGTCAGCCTCGAAGGCGGCGCACGCTTCTGCCATCCGGGCAAACATGCCGCTCAATTCATCGCCCTCCGCTGCGCCCGATTGACCGGAGCCCGCGCCAACACCGTGTCGGCGGCCGACACCGCCCGCTCGATCTCGCCCTTCGTCATGCCGATCGGGTCGATGGTGATGCTCATGTCCTTGCCGTGGTCGTACATCACGAAGGTCGCGTCCTCGTGGGCGAAGAGTTCGCGCTCGCCCGTCATCAGGTGGTCGAACTCGTAGACGCGTTGGCCTTCGGTGGCGAGGGTCAATTCGAGAAACTCACCTGCAGCATCTGAACAACGACGTCGTTAGCGGCCCCACTCGTTCCCGACGCACCCGTCACCGTGATGTTGATGACGGCGTTCTCCGCAGCCGTCGTCGCGGTCGGCGCGCTGGTACCGGTATGCGTGCCACCGGCGACGATCGCCCCCTGACCGACCTGCGTATTCGACCCGGCCACGCCGTACTTCGTCACCTGCGCCGTCAGTGTCCAGCCGCCCGCGTTGGTCGTCACCACGCCGCTGGTGGCGATCATCGTGCCGCCAGCCACGGCGGCGCCCAACGTCTGCGTGGTCGTGCCGAACCAGACCTTGATCGTCTTGTTGTTACCGTTCGACGCGAACTTTCCCATCGCGGCGATGGACACCTGCCGTCCGGCGATGTCGAAGATGTTGGCCGGGAGCGCGAAAGTGGCCAGCACGTCGTCCGTCGTATCAGCGCCGTTGCCCTGCCCCACCGACGAATAGGTCGGCACGTTGATGTTTCCGCCTGGCCGCGCCGAGCCTGTCGCGGCTGTTGAGGCCCCCATCTGCGTCGGGATCGAACCGGGATAGGCGCCAACGGCGTTGTAGTAGGGATTCGTCACCCACGAGCCGGTCAGCGTACAGGCGACGATCACCGTTCCCACCGCCGGCAACACGATGGAGTTGTTGGCGCCTAGGCCGTTGATCTGATCGGTTCCGCCGATGATCGGAAAGATTTGCACGGGGTTGGCGGCGTTGTTCTCGATGTAGAGTTCCGTGCCTGGAAGGGCGAGGACAGGAATGGCCACCGCCGAATACGGCGCGCTTGCATTGGCCGCCGTGATGACGTGAATCATCTCGGCGATGGGCAGCACGGTTGCGGCGACCTGAGTGCCAGTAGCGTTGGCGGCGATGGAGTCGGCCGCGAGTTCGGCGAGGAGCTGCCCGTTGGCGCCCATGGCGGGCTCGTAGTTCCACGTTCCGGCGCCCAGAGGCGTCGTCGGCGCGGTGTAGATGAAAATCGCCACGTCGCCGCGCGGCAGCGCGACGCCCGTCGAACCGGCGACGCCGTTGATCGTGCTCAGGTCGCCAAGCTCGGTGTATACCTGGATCGGGTAGGGCGTGTTGTTGATGACCTTGTAGTCCTGTCCAGGGAGCACGGGCAGAAGCGGCGGCACGCTGGTTGGGCCCGGTAGCGCGACACCGTCGCCGAGAACCGTGCCGGCTACCGGCGACGTGGCCGTCGTGACGTTGTTGACTTCCTTAGTTAGTTGCGTCGCCCCAGCTTGGGTGCGCGTCGTTCCAGCCGTGATGCCCACGGCCGACGATTCAGTCAGAACGCCGGTGAGTGTGACGTTCTCGAACAAAGGATCGAGGAAGGCGACGCCGGACGGCCTAGTGTTGGGCATGGTTCACTTCCACCTGATCTCTCCCGGCTTTACGCCCTCATCGATCGCCTGCTGCAGCGCCTCGCACGCCTCGGTCTTGGCCGCTTTCCACGCCGAGCCTTCAAGACGCTCGATGATGCAGTGATACTCCTCGCCGCGCTCGTTGACCATACTGAGGCGGACGGCGTCAGCGCCGAGAATGGGGCTCCAGAAATTGAACTCGCGCACTCCGTAGTGGCGGGCGAGGCTGGTCATGCTGTCGGATAACCTTCCAGGGCGCCCCATGTCGTCCATTGCCACGATCCCGGCGGCCCCATGATGCTGACCACCGCTACGCGGCCTGGATGCTCGTACACATGCCACCGGCAGCCGTCTGGGCCAATGATCACACCCCAGAAATGACCACTAAGCATCTGTTTGTGTTCACTCACTGCATCCACCCCGTTCCCGCATCCTCGCTCGCGCTGTAGACCATGCGCTCGGATGGCGGCTTCACCGTGGCGCGGGGCTCTTCATAGTCAATGCATGCCAATCCAGCGGCATCGGCCCCGTTCGAGGCCCATGTATGGTTTGGCCCGAGCCCGATGCCGCGCTGTTCGTCGAGCTTCTCGTGGTACGCTCCAAGCGCCTCACGACCCGCCGCGGTCGGGCCGTCGTTGAACCAGATCCTCGGGAACAGCCGTCGCATGGCCTCAATGCGCAGCTTGGCGGCTCCCTCGCCCTGGTTCTTCACCACCCGCACCCGGAACCCCGCGTCCTTCAGGTGCTCGCTAAACCGCTTGCCGGTGACCTGGCTGCGGTTGGCGCCGTCGTGTGGCAGGACACACTCGGCGTCCGCGTGGCCCCGCGTGCGCAGCTCGTGGACGTAGTAGTCCAGCCCCTGCCCGCTGCCCTCGATGTAGTCCATGAAGTGGAAGCGCTGCTTGTGGCGCTGCGTGATCCAGATGGTCATCGCGTCGTCGATGCCGATGTCCCAGTACGCCTTGCGTTCGAGCAGCGGATCGTAGGTCAGGTCGGTGATACGACCTTCCAGTTCGGCCGTGGCAAGCGCGCTGGCGTAGTACGAACCTTCGACCACCGTGGCGTACTTGCCTTCCCAGACGTGGCTATAGGCCGGCGAGTGCTTCAGGTCGTGCCGGCGCTCGGCTTCCATCTCGTCGGGGAAAAACGGATTGTCTGACCAGTTAGCCTCGACGACGATCGAGCCTGGCGGCGCATTACCGCTGCGGAAGAACGCGTCGACAGCGTCGGCTTTGCGCGTCGGGTTCCACGTGAACCACAACTCAGAGCCGGGTTTGCGGATCGTCGGGCGTAGCAACTGCAGGCTGGTGGCGCTCAACTTGTGCGCTTCCTCCACCCACGCGACGTCGAAGCCCTCGTAGCTCTTGATGCTCTCGCTGTTCTGCTTGTTCATGCCCTGGAAGACGATGCGCCCACCGCCGGGCGTCCTGATCTCGTCATCGAGTACGCGAAACCCAGGAACCTTGAACAGTTCGATCTTGTCCTCGATGAGTTGCTTGGCGCTCTCACGAAGAGCCTTCTGAACCTCGCGGGCGCACAGGATGCGGGCGCCTTGGTTCATTACGCACCACTCGACGGCGGCGGTGGCACGATCATGAGACTTGCCGCTGGCTCGGCCGCCAAAGACGGCCTTGTACCTGCTTGGAAACAGTAGCGGCTTGAACACCCGCGCCGTGTCGATGACGAGCGTCTGGGCGGTAGGCATCAGCGGGCGCGTTGCTCGCGTTCGAACCGCCTGACGACGTTGTGCATGATCGCCAGACCGTCGTGGCCGCGAGGGAGACTGAGCAAGGTCCGGCCCATCTCAATCCGGCTACATCCTTGCCGCGCAGCGTACCAGTCGAGCGCGTCGCGCACCGCCCGCTTGGAGGCTTCCTCGCGCTTGGCTCGGTCAAGCCATAGTGAGTTCGACGTCCAACCTTCGGCGCCCTTGTGGAAGCAGCCTTCGGCCGTGCCTACGTTCAACCCCTCAGGGGCGTTTGGCATCGCTTCGTTGAGAACTACTTCTAGTTCGTGCTGTCTCGCCACAAACCGCCCGCGTGCGTCCCGCTCAGACATCAGAGATTGAGCGTCCAATCGCCAGGCTCAGCCGGTTCTGCGGAGGCTTGAGGTCGATCTCGGCGCTTTCAATCGACGCCGGATGAGGCTCCCATGGGCGCAGCCATTCCCACAGTCGGAGCCACAGGGGTATCCAACCTTTGCGCCGGGGGTGGCTCACCGAGACCATCGCCACGCCAGCGTCGGCGTGATGGACGACGACCGCGTGGCGAATAATGCGGTTGATGACAAGCGACGGTCGCGGTCCGCGCCCCTTCATCCTGGCGACGTCGGCAAGCGACCAGAACGCATCCGCCTTGCGAGACAGGCGGATCAGCTTGGCGACGATCCACTCCAGCCAGCGCGGCAGGGCGGTGCGGTAACAGCCTTCGTCGGGGTCGTGGGTCATTTGCGCTTCTTCGCCTTCGCTTTGGGTTTTACGTGCTTGGGCAGCTTGCCACCTGGGTCCGCCTTGCTGAACTCGCGCCCGACCTTCTTGGGGATGCCGATGGTCGACTTCCCAGCCGCCGCCGCGCGCATTGCGGCCCGCTGCGCCTGTGAGCGAGGCGGCTTCGTCAGGCCCCCATCCTGGCGAGCTTATGCGCCACCTTGCGCGTCTTCGGCTTGCTGACGTTGCCGGGGGGAACCGCAGTCCCCTTGCCCATCTTGGCGGTCTTGTTGCCGACCTGATGCGGCAACGGGCCGACGCGGGTGACCTTCTCGGTCTTGGGAGGGTGGGCGTAGGCGCCGAGGTTGTGGATCGCCTGATGCCCCTTGGCGTGCTTCGGCTTCTTCATTCCGCAAACGCCTCCTCGTCCAACGGCTCAGCGAACTCTGGCTCATCCGCCGCCAGCGCGTCAGCCGCCTCGGTCAGCGCGTCTGCGATGTCCCGATCCCCAATCCGCCGGAAGTACCCGGCCTGAGCCCTGAAGGCGCGGGCGGTGCGGATGTCCTTGCCGGATGGTTCGGTGGTCATGCGACAATTTGCCTCAGATTAGTCCGGCTTGGCGTCCTTGAGCGGGGTTGGTGACTAGCGGGGCCGCTTGTGCAATTCCGTCAGGACGCCCCATGACTTCGCGCCGGTTGGCGAAGCGGAAGGATACCCCCGCGAATTCAGTTACTTGAGCCAGCCTGGGGGGGCTCGGCTGAGATCGTGCGGACTCGCCGGGGCGCTGGTCTCGATCGGGACCTTGCCGCCCATCGGCCTCGAGCCCGACCCCACGGCGGTGTTCTGCGGCATCGAGCCGCCCTTGCTCGGCGGCATCACGCCACCCTTGTCGTTCTTGAACATCGGTTCGTACCTCCAGGTTCGGCCGAACATCGCGCCGAAGCAGCGCTGTTGTCAACGCCCCACGTTTCGCAGCGCCCACCGGATAGCCTCCTGCTCCGAAGTTTCCAGTTCGCGCTTGAGCCCGTCAAGAACCTTGTTGGTCTCGGGGTCCAGCCAAACGGGAACGCGCCGCCAGCCCGAGGCTAGACGGCGCGCGTCGTAGGCGGATTGGCGGCTCATGGCAACAACGCCTCACCTGCTTTGTCGAATTGGTCCCGAAGCCAGTCATGTTTACCGGGGAACGCGACTAATTCTAAGGCGACTACAGCACTCCGGAAATCCTGTTCGTTGATTTCAGCGGCTCTTATCGCAACACTATGGCGCTTACCATCTGGTGTAATAAGTTCTAGCGCCCACTCGCCTTTGCGAGGAAATGACGAAAGATGCCTGCGGCGATATTTTTCTTGACGTTCGGCGTTAGTTGATGCCGCTGTTTTCTCGTTAGCCTCAGACATAGTGGGGTGGATGGAACACATGACGCGCCAACCATTGGACCACGAATGGGTCTCATCGAGATTGTCCTTCGCGGGGACGATGGCAAAATCTTGGAAGTGGTCGTTATTCATCAGAAAAGCTCCGGAGCGATGAAGGGTTGAGCGGCCTTGACGCCTGCGCGCTTAGCTTGGGCGTTGGTCTTGAACCCGCCTTCGCGAGCCAGAGTTTCCCACTCGTCGGCCAGCAGTGAGGGAAAGTTCGGAGGAGGGGAACTGGCGGGCCATCTGGTGTCTCCGTGGTTGATGACCAACGTATGCACCCCGACAATCAGCCTGTCAACACCCATACGCGATTATTTTTCCGGCTTGTCAACGATGCGGCGTTCGATGAGGGCGATCGTAAGAGGCTGGTCGGGGTCGCCCTGTAACATCTGAGGTGATTTGCCGTCTACGCGGTCGAAAATCTCCTTGATCGCAGCAACGTCGCCGTCCTTGGCCTTATTCACCAACGCCTGAGCCACCATATACAGGCCCTTTGTTGGCTGTCCGTCTGACCCTTTGGCTATTCGATGCAACGACACCATTAATGCGTCCCGCATTAACTTGTCTGGTTTAGCGCCTGGTGATGGGTTGTTAGCGGCTGCCACAGAACGGCTCACAAATCCTTGATGTGCTTGCGAAATACCTCAAAAACACCCTGACCGCAAACCCTCACGCAATCCGCTCGCGTTCGTAGAAGCGGCGGGCGGCTTTGACAATGCTTAGGGACCTAACGAACATCCGAACAGAACCGAACATGTTCGAACATGTTCACCCGGTCTAGCGGTTGGAGTTGACACGAACAACAAAACGGGGTATCGCCCACAGAGGCGACCCCGGTTGTTCGTGCCAACCGCGTCCCCGCAACCCATTGAAATCACTATGTTCGGTAAAACAGTCAGGATTGACTGGAATGTTCGGCCTGTTCGCCCTCGTTTAGTGGGGGGAAAGCCAGATCAAATCGCCAGCCACGTATATGCGCCCTTGAGCCGTAAGCCCTTGAATCATCCTACCTTGTCTCATCCGGCGCGCATCTGGGCTCTCGCCTTCCACGGCGAACGCACCCCGGTTCAGATGTGCTGTGAGATCGGCTTTTGTGATCGCCTTCGTCCATTCCTTCACGTTCGGCAAATGGCGAGGCGGGGTTTGGGTCGCGCCAGAATCGGTAAGGAAGGTTATGGCCTCGAAAACAATTTGTTCGCCGGCGCTCATGGCTTTTGCCTTTCGGCGGGGATGGTCGGTCTGCGGCGCCGGCTCATACAAACAGACGCACGATGAAAGCGCCTCGCCGTCGTCATCAACGATGTCCAGATCAACGTCATCAAGGCGGAAACTCAGCGAGCCACCGTCCTTGGCGTTCTTCACCTTCGCTACAGTGAGGGTGCGGAGGTCTGGGTCATCCT